GTCTGCACACTTATATTATTAATTGTGCCAACAAATCTATCAAGTCTATTTCTAACTGAATTTGATAAATTATGTGTTGTGTCATAATTATTAGAATATACATCAATCTGAAAATTAACTTCTTCTAAATTACTTTGACCATCTTTAAAATCAACTGGCACGCTATTTATAATTGTGTAAACGCAAAAAGGATATGCTACATTTTGTGGCGCAATGTCAGGATAAATGCGCAAGCCACATACACCTGTAACAGCTGCATCGGTTGATAATCTTCCATATATTACTTTCCCTATCATTCCCAGAATTTTTTAGGATACATTTTTACAACTTCCTTTGCCTCTGATATCATTGCTGGAAAAACAACAGATGCTGCAGTATTTTTTGCTTTTAAAACTATCTTTCTCCTCCAAACTTTAGCTGAACCATAAATCATGTGAGCATAAAAGCCATCATATTTATCATCACTATTAAGAGTTGATCCAATTGGTTGAGCTTTATAATGTGGACCAATTGATCCAGTTTTCCATTTATATTTTTTTAATAATTCGCTTAAATTTTTTATTGATCTTTTTAAATTGCCAGGTTTAACTATATATCTAAATTTCGCATTACCTCCAGACTTTCCAACACCTTTAGAAAAAGTATATATTTTATGCTCTTTTTTTGATATAGGAATTAATGATTTATAAACATTTAAGGCAGCTGGCATTCCTGCATTTATCACATCAATTCTTTTATCAATAGTTATATTTTTTAATAGTTCATTTAATTCAAGTACACATTCCGCTAATCCATTGGCATATAAACCACGCTTTCTTCCGCCTGATTGACTAAGTCTCTTTAAATTAGAAATTTGTCTTTCTGTTATGTATGTCATTGGTAATTTTCATTATATGAACAAAACAACATTAAATACAAATTATCTTCACTTATCTGCATATTTTCTACCTGGTACTTTTTACTATTGTAAGTGATACGCATTGATTCTGTAATATCATCCCTATATCTAACAACAACTTTTATCTGGCTCTTTGCCGTAATTTTCCCTCCATCCACATTTTCTCTATTAATTCCTTTATAATCTACCATGCCCCAGACAGTAGCCAATGTTGACCAGGTCTCTACAGGATAACCTGTAGTGGATGCAGTCCTGGTAACTTGTTCAACAAGTATACGATCTCTTAATCTGCCAATCTCTTCTTTTTTATTAAATCTCATTAGAAATATTGTACTCTGTATTGATCCAATAAATATTGCGATGCTGTTGGCATCTTTTTCACATAATCCTCTCTGTTGTCATACGCATCCGCAATCATCATTAATATTGCTTGTCTAATTTGCATTGGAACACCAGATGGCTCTGTGCTAAATCCTGCAACATAAGTAAGCAACACATCATTTATATTGCCATACAATGTAGGCCATGATTTTCCAAATTGCAAAGCTAACCTGCATGGTCTTGAGCAAGTATCTACTTTATAATTAGAATTATCCCATGTAACTTGTGTATTGGAACTATCCTGATACTTAAAATTAGAAAAAGATAAGACTGGATTTACTGATAAATAAAGTATTGGTTTATTTAATACATCTAATCTTTCCTGTATTGTTTGTGAAATTAAAGCCATATTTAAATAGCTTTCTGCAACTTGTCGCGATCCAGTTATTAATGCAGTAATTAATGTATCATCAGCTGATGTGTCAACCTTTAAATAATTCTTTACCTCAGATACAGTCCAAGGCTCAACGGCTGGCAATACAGATACTTTCCAAGGCATGATATTAATTTTTTAAAAAGGAGGAGTATATTGCAACTCCTCCTGGCTAGACCCCCAATGATTACTTACAGATTCTTCAAGTGCTTAATTGCTGCACTATTTAATAACTTGCCATCGTAACGAGCATACATAAGGAAACCAATTTCCATTTCATCCATGTAACGCTCACGCAATGGCACGAGCGTTTGTGTCGCAACTTGACGTATAATATATTTTGACCAGTCACCAAAATAAATAATCTTAGCATCAGCTGCTTGTGCAGATGCAAGATCATTATTTACAAAGAAATTATAACCTAATAATCTATCAGGTGTACCTTCTCTCAATGATGGCTGGAATAAACCGTTATAATCATTATCAACATTTAACTTCCTAACTGCACTTAAAATCTGATCATGCATCATGAAAGCAGCAGATGGTGAGTTGCGATAAGCTATATCAACTGAATGTACTAAATCAATTAAATTACCTGCAGTAAATGATCCAGTTGCCGCAGATTCAACACCAGATGGTGCTGCATCATTATAAGTAAAGCCTGTTGGTTTACCTGAACCATCACCGGTAGTAAATGCAGTATTTAACGCTCTACCAAGTCTCTCACCCAACATCAATGGTAATTCGCTGTTTAATAAGCCAAACTCATCATTTGCCCATTCTACAGAAACTCTTACTAACGTGTTACAAACGTGAGCTGCAAATGTTTCACGCGTAAATGTCATGTCCTGTACAGTTACCGCTCCACCTTCTGTATGCCAGTTTGCACTTGTGCCTGTATCGTTTACCTTTGGCCAGTACAATGTACCTGCTTGTGGAGTAGTTATGATACGGCTAACTTGCAACATTGGTCCGTAATACTTCATCGTTCTTTCCAATTCGTTTGAGAACTGGTAAGGAATAACATAACCACCTGCAAGACCTGATTCAGCTGTTAAAATCGTTGCCGTTCCACGCATCTCTCTTAACATTGATCTTTCCTTCGTGTTTAATTCTCTTTTTGCAATTGCTTTAAAGAATGCTGTGTTGTACTCATCGGATTTTAAAATATCCCTTTGATTACTTGGCATTGTTTCAACGGCCTGTTCATAAACACTAACTTCCTTTGTCTCGGAGTTAATTTCATTCCATCTTTCAAGTCTTGAAATCTGGTCTGTATAATTTTTAAAAGATGCATCCGCTTGATCCCATTGTGCCAACTCCTCAGCTGACATTAATCTACCTTCTGATGATGCTCTTTTTTGTAGGTCTTCCATTATTGCGTACTCGGAAGCCCTCTTTTCTCTTAACTGTTTAGAGTTCATTTGTTAAAGTTTTTAATTTAAGTAAATGCAGGGCATTCCTGCGTAATTCATTATTAATGTTAATTTCTGATTTTACCGCAATATCAATTACTTTTTGTAATTCGTCATCTATTTTCCCAATCATTTGCTCATAACTTCTCTTTGCCACCATTGTATCCGGATTTGCAGGATAAGTGACCGGAGAAACATCATACACTTTTTTAATTCCTCTGATAATTCTTTTTGGTTTCATTCCATTTGTTTCCTGCCAATCCTCTTTCTCTACACTAAATGCAAATGATGATTGATAAACATCACCACGTTTAACCATTTCTAAAAGATCGTTGCCTAAAGTAGTATTTGGTGCTTCAAATGAATATTCTAAAGCATTGCCAGTTACATTTAATTTTAATGTACCTGATTTTGTCCTGGCAAGAACCATGTTTGCATCATGATTAAACAAAGCTACAACATCAGATAAATCTGAATTAGCAAATACATCTTGTGTCATTTCCTCATCATACCATCCCATATCATAGGCAGAATTAAACACTGTTGCTGTGCCTACTATTGTGCGAGATTCAGGCATTGCGCGAAACTCGTAATTTATACTTCTTTTTTCCATGTTATCATTTTTTGCTCTTTCATCCATTATTTCATTGGCAACTCTTTCTGCCCAAGGTAGCATGGTTGATCCTCCCCAGGCGTCATACATTATTGATCCGCAAATCTCATTATCATTCTCATCAAAATATTTGCCTTGGTCATAAACTGCTGCTCTGCTTAAAAAACTATAAGTGCGTATGACTTCATCCTCACTCAATGCCTCTCTATTTGCCAACTGCCTAGCTCTTGACCAGCCTATAGAAGTTCCACACTGACTGCCATTTTCTTCTTTATGCCTCAAAGCTTTCTTTGCTGCATTAGTTGCTGATTGTGGGTAATTACTGTACGGCATTTGTCGTTGGCTCTATTTTAATGTTCGATGCTAATGGCAATTCATAACTATCTCCTCCCTCGTATGGATTTAAATTCTCCTTAACTCTAATTTCATTAGGTGACATGGCTAGGACATTGCGCATAGTAGTGTAATAGGATGATCTCGCTGTAACATCACCTCTTAACAATCCATCAAGATTAAACCTTGTTTTAAATCTATCTTTTTCTACCTCAAAAAATATCTTTCTGTTAAATTCTGCCTCTATTATCTCACACAATGGCATAATGGTATAATTTACAAACATCTGGCTTAATTGCTCCATGTTTGAAAAAGTAGCCTTATCCATATCTTCCAATAAAACACCTGGCACACCTGTAATTCTTGCAATGTCGGAGATGGTAGCTTTCTTTGTTTCATTGAAAGCTGCATCAGTAGGGTTAAGACCTACTTTCTGAAAGTCCATGCCTTCTTCCAGGATGGCAGTGCCTCCAGCATTCTGGCTGCCACCAAAAGCACGGTTAAAAGATGATTTTAATCTATCATAGGCCTCATTGGTTAATTTGCCAGGATGTTTTAAAACACCGTTTAAATGTGCGCCATTCTTGTAAAAATTAGCACCGTAATTTCTATTGGCTAAAGCTAGACCGTAGTTGTCTCTGTGAAGATCAGCCATCTTAAAGGCTTCCACTCCATTCCATGATAAATTAGGAATGTGAATGACATTATCAGAGCTATATTTTTTCGAGGTCTTCTTATTTTTAAATAATAGTTCACCTCGCGTATTATAATAGCATTCTGTTTGCGTAGGATCAAGTATCTGTAAAGATGTTATCCTTTCGCTATTCGTATTTCTGTTGATTGCTGCATAAAAAGCACCATGGCTTAAATAATGCAGCACTAATGTTTTATAAAATGTGTGAGCTGTGTAAAATTGCGATGGCTCACGAGCAACTATCTTATAATTAGGATGTTCTTTTGCCACTCTTAAACTTCCATCTGCACCTGTTTCAATAATATCAAAAGGCAGAGAGGCAATCACTCCGCCAAGTATTTGAGTTGCTCTATAAAATGCAGGAAGTCCTATAATGCTGTATTCATCTACAGCTACACCTGCTGCAGAACTGCGCTGAAATAATGCGCCTAATGTATCACCGTTTATTGGTGTACTTGGATTTTCTATACTTCTAGTAGTAGAAAAAAAAGACCGCATAGTATTAAATAATCCCATGCGGCAAATATAAACCAGATTAGTATGAAATTATGCGCCTAAGGTAACACGTTATACAAACTTAATTTCCATGTAATTGCTTTTCGCTTTACGAAAGCTGCTATAAGTTGTATATTTCTCGTTTAACCCTAATTCCTCTCTTTCTTCCTCCAGCTTTTGCCATGCTTCCAGGTGCGTCTTGCATTCTGGAATCAATTCATAAAATCTGTGAAAATAACCAGATGTACAATTTAATTGCCTCACCTGTTGAGCGTACTCATGTTTGTGCATCAATATTTCCATAATTAAAAGGTTTATATTTTTAATTAGGTACATTATAACATTAACAATCCTCTTTCTCTTTCTTTACTCTCATATATTGTTGGCTTATCGCCTTGCATTGTCTGGGCGAATGCCATAACCATCGCAACAGGCCCATCTACTTTTTCTGTGCTTTTAGCTTTATCTATTTTTATATTTCCTGCAGGATCAAGTCTTAAAATTACATTACTTATCATCCATTCCATTACTGGATTGCCATCATGTGTTATTTCTCCACTTAAAAACAATTTTTCTATTTCTTTCGTTGGTGCAGACATGGAGATAAAGCCTTGCCCAAATGGTCTCATGTTTGCTCCATCATTTGTTAACTGTATAACAAGTTGGCTGGCATTCCATCTGTCAAAAGCTATGCATTCTATTTTATACTTTGCCGTAATGTCAATGATTAACTTTTGTATATAATCATAATCTGTAACGTTGCCATCTGTCATTATTAGATGGCCATCTTGTTGCCATTGCAAGTAGGGTACTCCATCGCTAAGTGACCTTTCTCTCACATTATCCTCAGGACAAAAATAATAACTTTTAATGTGCGGCTTTGTCAATCCATCTTGCACCGGAAAACAAAGAACCAGTGAACAAATGTCACGGGTTGAAGCAAGGTCCAATCCACCATAGCATTTTTTATTTTGCAATATTTCGTCATCAATAAATAGCCTTGTATCATTAATGTAACTTTGTGAAATCCAAACAGAAGATGTAGATGTCCATACATTTAGATTCTTTGTCATAAATTGTATTTGCTTTGCTGCACCTTCGTTTAATGCCTTCTGGTATTGGTTTTCCATGTAATCCATATAAGGAGTAATGCCCAAGTTAGGATTAGATTTTGTCCAATTGTTTTTATCCTGCCAATCATCGCCTTCATCCAGGCAGAAGAGAAGAGGAAAAACAGAATCATCAACTTTTCTTTTTTCCAAAATATCAATCATAACCTTCCGATAAAGATAGCATGGAGATTCTTTGTTAAATCCTGCAGTAGTAGTTATAAGCAGTAAAGGCTGCGTGCGTGAACCCATACCTGTTTCCATTACCTCTAAAACATCGCTTGTCTTGTGGGCATGGTATTCATCAATTATTGCACAATGTGGGTTTAAACCATCTAATGTATCGGCATCCGCAGATACTGATTCAAACTTTGTATTTGTTGTAGGTACATTGCAATTATACTTTAAAACATTGACTAACTTGTCAAATGTCTTTGAATCCTTTTTTAAATTCTTTAAAAATACCTTTGCCGTTTCAAAAGCTATTCTTGCCTGGTCCCTCGTGGTAGCAGCTGTATAAATTTCCGCTCCAGTTTCATTATCTAGTAAAAAGCAATAAACAGCAATCGCAGCTGCAAGTTCTGTCTTGCCATTCTTCCTGGCAATTTCAAGGTAAGCCTTGCGGAATCGTCTGCCTCCTGATTTCTTTTGCCATCCAAATAATACTTTTATAAAAAACTCCTGGAAAGGCTGAATGTTAAAGCGCTGCCCGGCAAATTCGCCTTTGGTGTGACGTAGGGCAGAAATAAAGGAGAAAGCCCTGACTGCCTTCTCCTCTGAAAAATAAAACTCCCAATCGTTAACCTGTAAATCATGCAAATGTCTTTCAACGGCAAGCCTTGCGTAGTTGCCAATGTTTATTTTACCAGATATAACATCTTCAATAAATTTCATTTAATCTCACGCATATCTATCCACAAAAATCTTAACATTACCATTATTGCAATAAACCCTGCACTCTCCAAATAATCAATATAATCAAAATAAAAGAATTTAACAAAGAGCCAATTCCACAAATAAAAAAATGGAATAGCAAGGGTAAAAATAATCATTCCTATAATGATTATAAATGTTAAAAACTGATAGAAACTTTGTTTCATTAGTTCATTTTTAGAAGCTTTGCAATTTCATCTTCTGTATCATCATTACTGTCTCTGAAATAGTCAAGTTTTAGCCTGCTGCCAGGATCAAGGCCTAAACTCTTTGAAATCTCTAAAAACATATCCATACTTTGCTTAAATGCAGTCCATTCTGCAGAAACTTGTCTTGCACCGTTAGGATGCACCATTACTGCACCTGAAACTGCAAGAACTTCAGCATTGTTTAATAAATGGCTAATTGCACGCGTAGCAATGCTCAAAAAAATGTCATCAACGGCCTTGCTGGCATTGTGGGCCTGGAGATGATCCTTTAATTTGTTATAAATATCTCTCTCTTTATCGCTGAGTTTTAGCAAGGATTTACCAACAGGACTACCAGTATATGTTTTTATCCTGGAAGGTATCAGTGTACCTTGCAACTCTTTGGCTTTCTGTGATTTTGCTCTCATTTTGTATGTTTTGTATCATTTGTATAAACCCCCCTTTTAAACATTGAATCGATGTCTTCTTTTT